AAGAAAATAAAACTTCGTGAAGGTGATTTAGTTTTTGAAGGTAGGTTTGGTAACTCAATTAATTTAAGTTCTGATACTAATAATAATCCATTAATAAAAATTCGAGCTGGTCAAAGAACTGATTATAATAATGTAAATTCTGTAATATCAGAAGAAATTAACAAAGATAAAAGTTCTATATATTTATCTACAGGAGAAAAGATTAAAGTAAAAGGTGTAGGCAAACTTGGTGATGAAATTGTAAGTGGTAATAGTATCGTAATAAACTCTGATAAACTTTTGTTTAATAGTAGAGGTGGAGATGTTAAAGTTAGAGCTTCAAAAGACATATTGTTAGAGGGAGAAGAAGTTTTTATAAATGCTACAAAAGCAGGTACTATAAAAATGGGTGACCCTAAAGGAGTATTTATACCAACAGTAAATGGAGAAAAATTATTTGAATTATTTGTTGGACTTATGAAATTATTAACGGCAGTACCTAAACTTGGTACTCCGGCTACAGCAGCCCAAGCAGGAAAAGATATTCTTGTAGAGTTACCTAAAGTAACTCAACAGGTAACAAATAAAGAATTTTTAAATACATCAGTAATGGTATCAGACCCTAATTTTAAAGTACCCGCTGTACCAAAGTTTCCAGATTTACCAGATTTAGAACTTGAAAAATTAAAATTAGAGCAGGGTGTGAAAGCACCAAATATACCGACTGCTGATAATATAAAGAGTAAAATAAATAATACATAGGAGTTATTATGACTAAAAAAGACCTTGTAAAAATAATACGAGAAGTAGTCAAACGAGAGGTTCAAAAAGAAGTACACAAGATATTTATAAAAGAAGAAACTTCAAATAAATTATCTGATATTGTACCAGATGTTTCTACAGAAACTTCTGAACCAATTAAAGAAACACAATACACAAAGAATGAAGCATTAAATAAAGTTTTAAACGAAACTGTTGCTTTATCAAAATCACAAAAAGAAGAATATCCAAATGTTGGTGGTGGATTATTTGATTCAAAACGTGTGTCGGAGTTAATGGGATATGGAAAACCAGATGAAGTAAAACGAGATATGGTTGCAGCTGATACGTTTCAAAAAGCTGGAGTTCAAGCAGAAAACGTACCTGAAGCTATAACTAATGCGTTAACACGTGATTATAGTGACTTAATGAAAGCTCTTGATAAGAAAGGTAAATAATGGCAGGTGCATTAGAAAATGATTTAAACCCTAACACCTTTATTGGATTGTCTTTTCCGTTACGAAAAGATAACAATAGTGATTTTGCAATGACTAAAAATTCTTTAGAGCAAGCACAACACAATTTAAAAAACTTGTTATTAACCCAAGTTGGTGAAAGGGTTGCACAACCTGAGTTTGGTAGTAGATTGAGGGAACTTTGCTTTGAACCTCAAGATGATGACTTACCAACAAGAATAGAAGAAGAGGTTAGACGGTCAGTTGATTTATGGTTACCTTATATTAATATTCAAGATGTACGAACACTTACAGATGATGTGGATGAAAGTAAAATATTTGTACAATTGAAATATAATACTTCATTAGATCCTGAAAGTCAAGAACAAATAATAGTGGATGCTTCTAATACAAGCACTGCTTATTAATCGGAGTTTTTAAATGCCACGTACAAGTACAAAAAAGAATGTAGTAAAACAAGTTAATTATCTCAATAAAGATTTTAGTGATTTTAGAAATAATTTAATAGAATTTGCTAAAGTTTATTTTCCAAATACATATAACGACTTTAATGAGTCTTCACCAGGTATGATGTTTATTGAGATGGCAGCTTATGTTGGTGATGTTCTTTCTTATTATATTGATTCGTCTTTTAGGGAATCTCTATTGGCTTATGCAGAAGAGAAAAGAAATATTTATAGTATAGCACAATCGTTTGGATACAAACCAAGAGTTACAGCACCAGCAAGTGTTGTACTTGATGTATTCCAAACAATACCAGCTTTTAATAATGAACCTGATTATAGATATGCATTAAATGTTAAGGCTGGAGCAACAGTAAATGCACCATCAACTGGTACAACATTCAGAACATTAGAAGATTGTAATTTTAAATTTTCAAGTTCTTACGAACCAAGAAATGTTACAGTATTCGAAACAGATAGTGGTGTACCTACAAAATTTTTATTAAAGAAAAAAGTAAAAGCTGAAAGTGGTAATGTAGTAACAGAAACATTTTCATTTGGTAGTGCAGAAAAATATTCTGAAATTAAATTATCAAATGATGATGTAATAGAAATTATTTCTGTAACAGATAGTGATAATAACGAATGGTATGAGGTAGACTCTTTGGCTAGAGATACAGTTTTTGAGGATATGGAAAATAATTCTACAAACGATCCTACTTCAGTTATCAATAGAGATACAGCTCCTTATATACTAAAACTTAAAAAAACATCAAGACGATTTACTACGGTTATTGATGAAAATGATAGAACAACAATTAGATTTGGTGCTGGTATATCAGATAATCCTGATGAAGAAATTATTCCTAATCCAGATATGGTTGGTTCAAATTTACCAGGTAGTCCAACTTATCTTACCACTGCATTTGACCCAAGTAATTTTTTAAAAACAAAGGCCTTTGGTTTAGCTCCTTCTAATACTACACTCACTATAAAATATTCTTATGGTGGTGGTATAAATGACAACGTAAACGCAAATGATATAACATCAATATCAAGTATTTCATATGAAATACAGGATGAGTTATTATCAACAACATCAGTTCAAGACTCAAAAGATTCAGTTTCATTTATTAATCCAAAACCAGCAACAGGTGGTTCAGCAGGTGAATCAGTTAGAGAAGTTAGAGAACACGCGTTAGCATATTTTCAATCACAACAAAGAGCAGTTACAAAAGAAGATTATATTGTTAGAGCATATTCTCTTCCAGCAAAATACGGTAATATAGCAAAAGTGCATTTAGTACAAGATGACCAATTAAATAAATCAACAGGTGTTGATGAGTTAGAACGTGTTGTGACACAAGCTGATGTTGATAATAAAAGAACAATTAAATCATTACAAGTAAGAACACCAAATCCATTAGCTATGAATATGTATACATTAGGATTTAACTCAAATAAAAAACTAACATCATTAAATCAAACTGTAAAAGAAAACTTAAAAACTTATCTATCACAATATAGACTTGTAACTGATGCCGTCAATATTAAAGATGCTTACGTTATTAACATTGCTGTTAACTTTGC